TATAAGTGATGGTATTGTTATTGTTACAGTTTCTTCTGTTACAGCAGCTTGTGTTACAGTGTAAGTTCCTCTCCCATTACCTGTCGATATTGTGCTTGTATACTGTGCAGCATATACAAAACTGTCATAATAAACTGATCCGATTCCAGTATTTTTATTAAACTTACCTATAACAACATCTGGTACTGACTGAGTTGTTCCCCAAGATGTTCCTACATCTGAAATTAGATTTCCGTTATCATCTAAATGAAAAGGTACAGTTACACCTGTGTAAACTGGATGGTTGCCATTTAAACTTATTCTTCCAGAAAGATTATATATTATATATTCAACACCCGGTCTTGACGGACTCCTAGGTATTGATATAACGCCACTTGTTATATCTCTTGAAAGTTTATATGGGCTAAGTGGGGAAATTATTTTCTCACTACGTTCTTCTGTAAAAGTATAATTATCCGTTCTAACACATGCAAGCATATTGTTACCTATTGAACTTGGAAACAAACCAATTTCTGATACACATACAGGTTTATCGTTATCTTTTGCATTCAATACATCGGGACTGATTTCACAATGAAATATTATAGAATCCATATCTCCGCTATTATTAAGTTTTTTTCCTGTATCGCTGTCAACAAATGTATTATCTATCTTACGGATTCTTGATCTTGAATTTGGAATTTCATTAACTAACTTTGTTGAATTGTAATCAACATATCCGTCCCAACTTTCATCAAATATTGGAATTCCATCAGAATCAAATTCTATAAATCCACCATTTCCAAATCCCATAAAACATGGTATAAATTTTCGTGCATCTGTTTCATCAGGTTCAACAACACGAGCATATGTAAAATCACCTTTCAGAAAACCAAGTATTCCACGAACCATGTTTCTTGTTGCCTTATTATGATAACAATATGTTTCTTTTATCTTATCTGTGCTCTTGTCTTTTATCTGAATCTCAACATTATTAGTTAGGTCAATATTCATAGTGAACAACCCCTCACTTGACAATTATATGTGTTCCAAGTTCAGGAACAACAATAGACTCTTCTCCACCGTAGCCACTAAATATATTATCTTTTCCTATCGCAGCAAGAGTAATAACCCAACGAACAACAATGGAATCATTTTCATTTACAACTATAGCATCTGTGTTCATTGTCATATTTTGATTTACTGTGTATGTTACGGTTGCAGTTGTATTTGATCCAACAAGATCATATATCCTAAGCAACCCTGTATCATAATTAACAATACCAGCAGCATTTTCTAAATCATGTGTACTATACAATTTTCCGGAACTATCTTCTTTGTCAACGTATTTAACTCCGTCAACAATTACCTCAAATGTTCCGCTTTTTATACCGTTTACAATAACAACTGTTCTCTCTGAATTATAATTTGATGGTATTTCTGTGTTATTTGGTACATCAAACTTAATGATTCCGTTCTTACAAGTTAAATTTTCCTGAGTATCTATTTCTAAAAAATCTCCACTGCTATGATCTAAATGATTATTGAGTTTTACATATGCAAGGAGTTTACTTGAATCATCATCGGATGAATATAATCCAACTTCTGTTATATAGAACGATTTTATTGGATCACTTGAAATATCTCTCGGTATATCGTCCGGTAAAATCTCTATGAAGAACATCATTGAGTCCATTTCGGCACGTTTAATAATTTCCATATCAGCATTCTTATTTCCGCTATCGTCAAGAGTATCAGTTATCAAATTCAGCTTAAATTTCTTTCCGTCAAAAATTTCTCTCTGTAATTTAGATGAATTGTACGGAACATAATCATTCCAAGATGGTGACAAATATGGAACATTTATATAATATGATCTATTTGATTCAGTTATAACTCCACCATTTCCAAATCCTATATATTTTGGAATATATTTACTTGCTATATCATCTGAATATTGTGGTTTATCATTGAGACTTGACGCATTAAAGTGTCCCATTAAAAATCGCATAATGCCCTCAACCATATTACGTGTTGCTTTATTATGCACCCTGACTGTTTTCTTTATAACATGCGTGTATTTATTCATTACACGTATTTCAACATTATTTATAATGCCAAATTCCAATGAAATCACCACCTTATTCATTAAAGTTCAGTTCATCATTCAGGTCACTAAATAATTTTGAATCACCAACAGTTGAGAAGTTTACATATGTTTTATCGACACCGGAATCAACCACCGGATTGTATTTATGAACTTCGATACTTGCATCTGCATACAGCAACATAACATCAGAATTTAAGTCCATTGGTTCATATGATCTTTCAACAATACACATTCCAACTGGTCTTACATAGTCAATAAGATTAGTTGCTTTTATAAAAATATTTGGATAATCTATTCTTATTATTGCATTTTCATAATCAAACTTTATGCTGAGTTTTGATAATGCTTCTGCATACACAGCATCGTCTAAATAGTCAACAACAAGTTCAAGATTATTCTGCGATAACTTTGCAGAGATCAGGCAAAGTGCAGTAGCAACTTTCATTCCGATCTCAGAGCCTTTATACTTCTCCACTGTTATAAATGCATCAACTATGCGTCTGTTAAGAAGCGTTGTTACTGTGTAATCATATTTGTAGTTCAGAGTGTTTGCAAGTAATGGTAAGAACTGTTCCTTACACTTCATAGCATCATATATGTAATATATAGAATCAATATCATGTTTACAGTCTGTCATAATGATGTCTAATAACCATGAAAACACTTGAATATCTCTGCTCTTTCTATATACTTGTGGGATATATTTATTTGTATGCAATAACACTTAAATCACCCCTGAATATAATTACTAGAAGTCTGAATATATGAAATATCAATAATGAGTAAATTATTTGAACTGTCTGTATTTTGAACGTATCGCATAATACTCTCCGGATTAAAGTATGCATCAATGTTGAAAAATTCAGATGCAGACTCTCCTAACTGAGCGTCATAAACAATTACTTTTTTATCTCCTATACCAGCATCAAAATATCTTATTCTAGGATCAGCTTCCATTACTGTCTGTATTACTTCCATCTGTGTGATCTTTGTTCCAAACTTCACATTTCTTGCAGAAAAAACATCAGCTAGATGTCTTTTTACATTTGATAATATATTTTCTGCATCTGCTTCACTTACAGATTTTGTAAGATGAATTATTCCACAGCAGTACCAATCAAATACTCTGGCATATGTTGGTTTTGGTTCAACACTTGCTATATGAACATCTGCATATTCACGATCAATAAATGTCCACACTTTAGATGCATCTTCATCTCTACCAACAAGAAGTCCATACAATTTATAAGGTAGTGATCTGCTGTCACTGTCGCGCTGAGTTATAAACTCCGCAACACTATTTCCATCGTCATCTTCAACTCTAAAACTTCCGTATATTTAATGTGTAACTCTTAAACTCTGAATCCGTAAAATCTATCGAACTTCCGGATTGAATATCTGACGGAAATACAGTTGGATTGATATTGTTAGGATCAATTTGAACAACTTTACGTATCTCATATAATTTCTTTATGAGTGTTTCTACCGTATCATCGTCACTAACTTTTCCTAGAATTGATTTTAATTTATCAATATCATAACTTCTGCATTCATTATATATCTTTTTATTAAGATCAATCATTCTCTGTTTATCAACCGCAAGAGAGTTTGTCATTCCCTCTAATCTAGTAGTAAATCTTTCAAAATCAAAAATTGTAACAAGTGAATTAAATGTTGTTACGTAGTTAAGGGAGTTTATGTATCCCTCTCGTGCAGTTTCAGGGTTCTTTCCACAATAACTGAGTAGATAACCATTATTATCATATTGAGATGTATTTGTATCGTAGTTCTCTATTGATAATGTTGTTGAACCGTACTGACCATACCGTTTCAAAAAGTTCTTTGTGATATTTCCGTATTTGCCACTTGTCTTAAAATAATAAATTGTAAACTGTGCGGTTTCAGGAATTACTGTATTCCAGTAACTTGATAATTCAATATATGGATAATCAAAATCATCAACTCTGAATTGAAAATACACATACAGACCGTTTGAGGATTCATAGCCTTCAATCTCTTTACTACTCTCACTTATATATGTTTCTGTTAAGAGATTATCAGTTCTCTGTAGAAATATAGATGAATTCTGCAAGTTATTTGTTGTATCTGTTTTGTATGACACAAATATGTTTTCTTCATCTAGTTCAGATTCAGGTAAATAATATTTATTGTTCTGAAGCTGTGTTGCAGAAAAAGTAATTGACTTTAGATTTCCTTGTATAGCTTTCACCTGTGTTGGTTCAAATGGTTTTAACCTAATAGTAGGTAAGTAATTTCCACTATCATCAACATACTTTGAACTAATACTCGGTATTATTGAATATGAAAGACCGCTATAATCGTCTGGATGTATGTCAAGCTGTTTTTGTGAATCTTCTATGTATGTATGAAGATTCAATAAATTTGAACTATCGTTACAACATGCAGTATAGATAGTTTTTGAATATCTCCTAAATGTTATAGCATTATCCTTGAACGCTTCTGTATTTTTTATCTTCTCAAAATTCACACCAGCTTCGCTTGGTGTAGTGTACACTTCTCCACTTACATCTATATATGAAAATTCACTTAACCAGCTAGGCAAAGATGAAATAGGTGGAATCTGCACGCATCCAAAGTGATCATCACCAACGGTTGATATATAGTAATCATCCGAGTAATTAAGTCTGTATTCATAATATATGTCATTTATTGATGAATCATCTGCTAACGATGCTCGTCTGAAAATATCAATATATACAAAACCTCTCGGAGTGTACGTCATTGTTACAGTTGTCATTGCTGATCTATACCAATGCATGTTATATCCAATAAGTTCAAATAATTTAGCGGCATTTTTTCTTTGCGTGACAGTAGGTCCGTAAAATTCAAGAACTTGTTTATCAAGATTATATGATAGCATATCACCGATTGCTGACATTTCTTTAATCAGGACAATGCCGGGATCACCGTCTTCACGGCTAGTCCATGTATCTGTCAACGCCGGAATTGCGTCAATTAAATCAGATGATATTGACTTATAATCTTTACTTGTGTATTTTAGAATATCATTAGCCATAGAAATCACGCCCCTCCACGATCACAGATGTTGTGTTTATCTTTGATGTATTATTTATCATATATGATATTGTTATTTTGTATCTGTTTTTATGTCCAATATCATCCATACTTTCTTCAATATTAACATCTTGTTCAGAAACAGTTACACGATGTTCATAAGTATTGATACTTTCAGCAATCTCTTTTTTAATCAATGCTTCCGTATTCAATGAATATTGTTCAAACAGTATTTCATATAAAGTGCATCCAAAATCAGGATCACCTAATAGTTCACCTTTTGCTGTTGTAAGAATAAGACCTATACATTCATTTATTGACTTGACTCCATCACTAACTTCTGTTTTACCGGATTGAAGGCTAAATGGATTTGGATATTTTATAGATTTAGTATACAGCATACTCTTACACCTCAACTATTGCCGTTATATTTTGGAATTGCTCTTTCCTCATTTGTATATTCATATCCAAGCCACCCTAAAACAACTGGATAATTTTGATCACCGTTTATAAATCCAACAACAACAACTTGATTTAGTTCAGGCGGTACATCACTTCCAAATGGAAAAGCAACTTGCGCCCACGGTATCGAACTATCTATTGATCTGTTTATATAGGCACTACTACTTATTTCTGATTTACCGCTGTTATCATTTGCATAAACTTCATCCGTAATAGAACCGTGTAGTGCCGGAATACGAACTCTTATTCTATTATATCCAGCCGGATCATTAACATCAATGACAACCCCGACCATAAGTCCGCCTATCTTACCTAACATCAAATCACTTCCAATCGTTTTTCAGAGATTCTTGAACTCGCATTGCATATTCATCACTTTTAGACGTTAAGTAATCTTGTGGAGTTTCAAATGTTCCTGAGTCTCTTAACAATCTAAAAGTTGTTGTATATCCGCTTTCAGATATATCATCTTCTATTCCTAGAATAACATAATCTCCTGTAAGTCCAGGATGTTCTGCACCGTTAAGCATTACAACAACGTGAACTTTGTCAAGAAGTTTATTCAATTTTGTTTGACCTATAACCGTCATAGTTGCTTCAAACGGGAAGTTTAATGCATCCGCAACCATCGTTGATGTCATCCATGCACCCTCGTCAAATCCAGATATTGTATTATACGTATTCTTATGCCATCCAGTAGTTTGAACATGATTAAAAGATGAACCGATAAGATCACCAGTATAATCAATATCTGTACTAACGCCATTAAGACCTGATGCTGTTGCAAGAGCAACTGTATCATCTACAGATACACTAAAACTTAATACATCACTATCTATAAAACTGTTTCCGACATTATAGTAATATGTATTTGTGACCTGTCTTGTGAATTTTTCTTTGTAGTGAAAAGAACCTTTCATTGGAGAACCTTTACTGTCTACGCAGTTATCAAAATAACACACAAATGGCATTTTTCTTGTCATTTCATATGTTTTATGTGCTTCAACAAGACCATCAGTTAAACTAGATGATGCATACGCATTAACAATGTTATACGCTGAATTATCTCTTGCCACACTCTTTGACAGCATTCCAGATGCAAGTGCCTGTTCAGGTGTAAAACTTCTATAGCTATAATAGGCAAATCCTGTTGGATTCTGTGTCCCATCGGCATTGTACGATCCTGAAAAAACATCTCTAACAGTTCCATCCTTTATTTGAAGAGTTGAAGTATCAACTTCTTCATCTGTGTGGTCTATATCAGTTATATCAAAGTTCTCAAAAAGTTCTTTTATACCGATAACACCTCTAATTGCAGATGAAACAAGTTCACTAGGCTTTGCTTTAGACGTTGCTTTTCTAACATCTGCTAGAAACCTCTCTATATTACATTCCGGAGTAATATTCTCAACAGAACTTCCAACTCCGATTATTTTATATGTTAAATATCCATCATTCAAATCTTCTGTATATTTAGTAAAGATTCCTTTGTAATAAGTTTCTTGCAACTGTAGCCCACCGCCAGGAGTTACATATCCGTAAGTGTAGGTTACAGGCTGATTGACAGATGCTAATATCATTTTGTGCATATCAAGTGCATC